CCTCTACACGCATGAGGTTCCCAAGCACCCTGGTCTGGTACCTCCCAAGGAGGTGGATGTGTTCACGAGTGAGTACAAGAATGAGTCAGATGTGATTGCCCAGTTCATTAACGAACACACGCGTGCTCGTGAATCGACGGGTGAGGTTGTGAATGTAGTGTGGACGGATGTGTCTGCGACCTTCCAGGAGTGGAAGCGTCAGAATGAGTTGGGTCATCGCGGAAGTGCGACGGAACTCAAGAAGAGGTTAGAAGAGCGGTTTGGCAAGTATCCTCGAAATGGTTGGACTTCGTTTACTTTCGGCGCGGTCTAGACTTGCGCGACTTCTTGGTGCTACGGCGGGTCTTGTTGCGGCGCTTCTTGCGACCACCTTCAACTGCTCCTTCTGTGACAGAGGTTGTCTTGATATCACCAGTTACTTGGCTGGCTGGAGCATTGGGTTGTTCAGCAGCAGATGCTTCCGCAGGGGTTGACCCAAACAGACCTGACAAACTGTTCTTAATCTGGTCATACAAACTATTCATTGTTGTTACTTGTTATTTTTTCGTTTAGAGCATCTTGCCACCACTGCCCGCGCCAATCTTGGACAGGTAGTAGGTCCTCAGCACACCGATGGCATACACCACCACGGCGAAGGAAATCATCAGCTGGATGGTTGCAGCGATGAGCTCGCCAGTCTTCAGGGTCACACCACCCACGACCACCACGGACTCGGAGATACCCTTGCTGCCCAGAGGTGCCAGCAGGGGGGCAACCACGCCATCCACCAGGGCGGAGAAGAAACGGGCGACCACGGAACCCAGGTAGAACGCAGCAGCGAGGATGATGATGTCCTTAGTATCCAGCATTTTGTTTGTAAGAGTGGATAATCTTTTTGTCAATCTAGAAAACGGATTTGTGCGTGTCAATACACACAGACACTCCCCCAACAGACAGAATGGAGAATTTCCTGCCTTCCGATATCTGGCGCGCGTGTGTGCTGCCCTACCTGGACATGTTGTCCCGGGTAGAGTTGAACAGGTTGCTAGACCCCGAGACTCGGGTTGCTGAGAAGATGGCGACGGAGGATGTGGCCAGGAGGATGGGAACCAAAACAATCATGGACATTGTCGACCATATAAATGAGTCGAAGACTGTATTGGACAAGGTGAAGCGCACGACTCGGTTGTTTGTGTTTGTCCGGACTCCATTAGGTCTCCTGGTGCTGAAGACCGGCACCGTGAGTCATACATTCTTGAAGAAGATTGACGGTCTTGAAGCAGAGTACCCATCACAGTGGTGGAAGCGGTCACATTACCGCAAGAGGTTGATGGAAGAGATGGAGAAAGTTCGGCATATCATTCTTACTACCGCATAAGAGTAATGGGATATGACACTCGATTCTGGGGTCCGAGCGCATGGCAATTATTTCATTTGATTGCCTTTTTCAGTCCGAATCCACAGGAGTTTCTGATGAGTATCAAGGATGTACTACCCTGCAAGTACTGTCGCGCCTCCACAGCAGAGTTTACCAGCGATATGGGACCGTGCAAAGACCCAGGACGATGGTTATATGACCTTCACAACATGGTGAATGGAAAACTGCGCAAACAAGCACAGGAAGACCCTGCAGTCATCAACCCTGGACCCGATCCTTCGTTTGAAGAGATTAAGATGAGGTATGAGACTCTCATACAGTCCAAACCGACAGCTGTACCAGGTCGTGACTTTTTGTTTGTGATTGCCTCCAACCATGGCGACGCAGATGTACCAGACGAGTATGTACAGACGATTCATCGCATGTTCTGGAAGCGTTTGGCACAAGTCTACCCGTTTGAGGACTTGCGTGCGATTGTCAAGTCGTATGTGGACAAGCATCCTCCGCGCGTAGAGAATCGGGGCGTCTACATGCGCTGGGTCTATGGGCTGTTGGTAAAGCTGAGCAAAAAGGTCAAGACACCCATCATGAGCTACAACGGATATGCGCAACATGTGGCATATTACAAGAGCGGATGCCAAAAGAAGACCTACAAGGGAAAAACCTGCCGTAGGTTAGGAGGTGGAAAGTATACGAAGAACAGGGATCATAAGAAGACTCGGCGAATTTCTCACCGCAATCTTCTATAATGGAGTCTGTTATCGGATTTGCGAGTCTTGGTCTACTCATTTATGCTTTGGTGTATGCTTGGTGTTGCCGGAAGAGGCCTGAATCGCCTCCAACTGACGAATACGTTTAGCCGAGTAACATGTGTCCTTGCCGCGCGCCTTCTCCTTGGCGGACTTCTTGCTTTCTCTGCGAGTCTTGGGGTCGGAATCCATTCTGCTTTACTTCCCTAAGCTAGAACAAATCCGTTTTAATACTTGCGACCACGACGGGTCCTCTTCTTACCACCACCTACGGGAGACGCACCTGCCGCACTGCCGCCAGGGCCCGTGCTGTCAGCGCCACCCTCCATACCGCCCTTCTTGTAAGTCTCGGACGCCATCTTCAGAACCTCAGTCAGATCCTTGCCCTTGTTGGCACGCTTCGTCGCCATCACATGCTGCATCCACTTGCTCTGCTTGCGCGTGCTCTTGCGGGTCTTGCGGGTGCCGCGGGACTTCTTGCTACCCCTGTGGCGTCTGCCGCCTGGCATCTCTGGCGTTTCTGGTGCTACTGCTGTTCCGTCGTCAGTCATTTATTACACGCGCAAGAAAGAATCCCCCTCCGCTCCGGTCGTAGAGATTCCACTGGCACCCCAGATGTTTGGGTTTCTCAGGATTTGCATTCACTGTTCGCAATTCGGCTTCGGGTGCGACCAGTGTAATATTGTCCCGATTGAAACGCATCAACTCTTCTTCATCGCGTGGGTGAAGTGCCTGCTGATAGGTTAACCTGCGCAGATTGGAACCGTCCCACGACAGGTTAACCAACTCTTCTAACTCCGTGCCTCTTGCATTGCCACCCGACACAATCAACACCTTCCCCTTCAGTGCATCGATCGGTATGGTTGTGATGTTCTTGTCAGTTGTCACCAACCTACGCCGCACGGTTGTCTTCAGATGCTCTGCGACGCGATTCATGGTAATGGTCTTTTCCGTATGCGGCACAATCGAGAGAATGAATGGGTCATCTGACGGGAACGCATCGTTTGCAATCATGATACACACCTGCTCAAATGTCACATTCTCCAATGCGTAATCATACCCGTCGTTCTGCGGATGAAGTGCGACAACGGGATGGTCTTGCTCGTCGGAATAGACATGGACTTCTAACAGTCTGACTCCACGCGCAAGTGCCGTAGGAATGTCCTCAAAGACGGACCCAGGTGCGTAGTAGTCACAGAGTCGCTTGCGAGGAGCCAATACAGGCACTTCCCCGAGTTTGGTGTCAAAGAGCAAGTATCCAATTGCGAGTAACAAAACTATGGCAACAAGCCACTCCATTATTCTTTTGACGATGATTCTATTTTAGGCATCGTAAACAGCAGATTACGAAATGCGTTAATGACATCGTCGGGCATACGCTCATTCATAGGCAGATTCATCAGACACGCATAGTGGAAATACAGACAGTACATACCACATTCCGAATCCTTGTATTGGTGCCTCGTCTTGTTGTAGGTCATCTTCATACCCTCCTTGTGAATTCCTGTTGCATCCCACTGCTCCTTCCAGCGCTTCATGAGTGCCTTGATTTCCTTCTCGGGTTCGTTCGCATAGGAATCAAAGTAGGTAACGCGAGGATACTCCAGTTCAGTACGAATATCACAAAACACCGCAACCCAATGTTGCCCCGGTCCATCGTGCGGGTCCGTATTAATGACAATGCCAATGCGCTGCTTTCCCTTGTCGTAGATGTCCTTGAGTTTGAGTGAACACAGCGCAGAGACCAGGCACTTTTGCGTTTCTGATTTCAAGTCAAAGTCAATCGGAACAGTTGCGACATAGTAGTAATCGGCAAAGACTTCCATATAGTTCTTCTCTACTGCGTCAATGTCATCCGACGACAACCAGTCGTAACGATTCAGCGCCCATTCCTTGGGTGCCTTGGGCTTGCGTAACACACTGGCCACAATACACTCTGCGCGGCCCGTATGACATTTCTCACGCAGTCGTGTTTGGAGTTCCTTCCATGTAGACTCTGCGTCACCTTTGGGGATGGGAGACTCTTTGGAATGCTCCTTGTTGTAGACTTCACGCAGGCGTTCAATCTCCTCTTCGTCAAACACTGACATTCCCCTTGTTCAAAACGGACACTTTTAAAGATGGAGCAGGAACAACACAATGGAGACCCTGAAGCCTATCCTTTCTCGTTACTTGGACATTAGCAAGCAGTTGAGCGAGGTCAATGCTCAGGCAAAGGAATTGCGTGAGCATCGTCAGGAGGTGGAGATGGATCTGGCAGCAGCATACAACGAGGCGCGCATCAAGGAACCGCTACCTGATAAGATTGATCTACACAAGTCCAAGATGATGTTTATGGTCAAGAAACCCGGCGAATGGAAAAAGGGTTGGACCCTGTCCAAGAAGCAGTTGGAGTCGTACCTGAAGGAGATACTACCCGAGCATGGTGAAGATGTGTTTCGTGAGATTGTGCGTCGTCATGAACCTACACTGGTGGTTGACGACTATTCGTTTGACCTGAAAGCCACGGAAGACTAAAGTGAATGAGGAGGCAGCAGGAATCGTCCGCTGCTTCGATGCTTACAGTGGCGATAGGGAAGTGCTTGCGGATGTAATTGTTTCCTATCTCTAGGATTGCTCGGCTTGAGTCTTCCTTGCCAAACCTAGAGTAGATGTATGGGTAACTGGAAAGTGTGTAGGTAAACTGAGTTCTTTTGTCGTTCTTGCTGATGCTGTCGCGGAGGTCACGCTCAAACTCCTGTAGAATGACCTTTGGGTCTTCAATGTCTGCCTGAATCGTAGCCCTCATTTCGAAGAGACGCTGTACCTGCAGAGCATCGGTTGTGTGGCGGATTGCCTCCCAAGTGAGTGGTAGTTCCATTGTGATGTTATTTCATAGGTATGAACTGTGATGAATCCGTTTTGGGCGCTTTGAGTGTTTCCCGCAATTCGCGTAACATCTCTTGCATTTTTTGAATATCATTCTCCACTGCCTGAATGCTTCTCTCGACCATGAATCCTGAATGGATTCTGCCAATGAGAGGAGTCATCTCCCGATGGAGACACACAACGCGAGCAGTGAGATTCACCAAAGCTTTGACCATTAAGTTATGACATTGTTGCGAGATATTTTTAAATGAATATACAATGTCGTCTAGCATGAAAAAGCTAGAAATCCCATTAGATTGGGCTATTACACAACCCGACGCAGACAAATTGTTAAATGAATTATTACAGAAAGACCTTCGGAACTACTTCCCGAATACCATTGAAGAATTTTTCAAATCTCCACATGAATGGATTCTAGTTGATTTCCTCCGAGAAATACAGTTTTTAGCTTCGTCAAGTGTTTTTTCGCAAACGGTTAACAAGTTTTTCAAAGACCCTTCATTGAAGAGAATGTATAGCATTGCTAAACAACACACCACATACGACGACACTAACGGACTTGATAGCGTACTGGCTTCCAAATCTTTAGAGCACAGGATGGAATTTATACACACATCTTTACTTGTCTTAAACGAATCAATCACTGCAACGATGAATGGTGGATACCCATATCCAGACTTCGAAGGAAAATATCCACCGGCGATTCTCTTTTATTTCTATGATGAATCAACTCCAATCAAATACAGAGGTCATATATTTATCCAAGAAACACGACTCTTTGCGAAAACGAGCGCATTGTTCTTTGTGAGTATTTACAAGAGCGTCCTAACTGTTGGTAAGCAACCCGGGTTTGCCGATGATGTGCTTACAGCAGTAGAGAAAAAGGCGACACAAATGGGTAAAGATTATCTTTGGACTATACCCTTTCGTTCTATGATGGAAAAATTGAAAGAACGGGGGTTTACAACAGACTTGACACTAAACGTAAACGGTATAGACCCATCAATGGTCTTTCGGAAAAAACTACCTAAACCAACTTCTGGCGGTAAACGAACACGCAAGGATGTCTCGAAACGAAAGAGAAAAACACGTCGGTCGCCGAAGATTTTTCGGTCTAAGTAGTATATACAAAAGATGGATCTGAACGTGATTGTCCCCGTTGTGCTCTTTGTCCTGCTGTCCCCTGGCGTTCTGCTGTCCCTGCCTCCTGGCCAGTCCCACCTTGTCCAGGTGCTGACCCACGCTGTTGTGTTTGGCGCCGTCTACACCGGCCTGCGCATGACGTTCCCCCAATACTATTAAAATGGAAGACACTACACTAAAGACATAGACTTCAATGGAACTCTATTGCCCCTATAATCCCGCGAACAGGTTCTTCACGGAAAAGGACATTCACAATATTCTACACAAGCATGGACTGCCTCACTATCGAGTGAGCAACCCACGCGTGTTTCAGACCGCTATGGTGCATACGACCTATGTGCGACGACTGGAATATACGACACCTGACGGACAAGTCGCGCAATTGGCACCCTGTCCTCCCGGTGTGATGCCTCTGCAAGATGAGTCGTACGAGTGTCTGGAGTTCGAGGGAGATTCCGTACTCGGTGTTTGTGTAGCCACCTACCTACGCAAGAAGTACCCCGAGAAGAAGCAGGGGTTTCTGACGGATGCGCGCAAGACGCTGGTGAACAATGAATGTATCGGACAGTTGTCCAAGAAGATTGGGCTGGACCGCTTCTATGTCATATCGCGTCACAACGAAGAGTCTGCTGCCATCAACGGACGCAACAACACCAAGAAGTTGGGCGACATCTTCGAAGCCTTTCTAGGCGCGCTATGGACAGACTGTGGGAATCGGTTTCATATTGTGTCTACCTTTGTAACCTCTGTGATGGAGGCATACCTAGATATTGAGGAGGCCATCAACGAGACGACCAATTATAAGGACTTGTTTCAAAAGTACTACCAGCGGGAGAAGAAATGCACGCCGGTCTATGAGATGTTAACCAACGACCCGAAGAAGAATGAGATTACGGTTGTTGTCTGTGATCCGGACGGAACGCGTCTTGCCTTTGGATCTGGGTCTACGCGCAAGAAGGCTGAACAGATGGCAGCGAAGGAAGCCCTTACTTCAGTTTCTTCTGCGTAATCAGTCTCTTCCGTGAGTAACTCTTCAATGTCCGTCCTCGCGTGTGTAATACACTCTTGGTGCAAATCGCAATCGCCGCAGACTCCTTGTTGCGCGCACGAACGGTTTTTTTCACCGATTTCACACAGCGATTGAACTTGGCAGAGAGGCGTGTTTTTCTTCCGCCTTTCTCTGACTGTCTCCCATAGGGTTTCTTCTGTTTTTCAGAAAATTCTCTTAGTTTCCGTTCCCACTCAGGATC